CGATGAGTGCAATTCTCGATACCTGCTGCTACACTCTACTTCTCCTGCTGTATCAACCGGATCACCCGGCAATTCCTTCAATAGTCGTTCCGTCTCAGTGGTCGGATTGAAATCGCTGTTCAACACACCGCGACGCTTCAAACCGTCCCAATATGTCTCACGCGAGATATCCTTGCGATCACGAGCCGCATCCAACGTCGCCAGATCATCCGTACCCTTGAAGTCGTCAAAGTCAAGGAACACGTGGACGTTGGGCACCCAATTCGTCTTGAGCCATTTGTCCGTGATCAACAGCGCATTCTCTGCCGTATCCTTGAGCATGATGGCCCATGCACGCACTGCCGACCGCGCCTTGAGTGCGGCAACGGCTGCGGTGATGATGGTGATGTTGCTGCTGGACGCGGTGAGCGGCTGACGGCCTAATTCACGCAGTTCGCGGATGGTGTGCTCGATGTCTGCCGCCAGGAACTTCAGGCTCTCGGCAGACGGCTCCAGATACGACCACGAGCCGACTTGTCCGCTGGTGTTGGTGCCGGTGAACAGCACGCGGTTCGGCCCCACAGCCACCTTGTAGATCGGCTTGCCGTTCGCGTCCTTCTCCGGTGAGATACCGTTGGCCGCAAGCATCGGATAGGCAGTGAGTTTCTTGGCGAACTTGAGACCCGACTCCTGCTCGTATAACTCGATCTGCAGATCCGCCGCGTTCTCCATCTGTGGCTCGATCTGCCACGTGCGACCAATGCGGCGTCCGGTGATGAACGGGACGAGCGGGATCACGTCGATGCTGAGCGTGCCGCGACCGTCGACCGTCCAGCGCGCCTTGCCGTCTGCTCCGGTGGTCGCCAGCTTTTGCCACAGCACCCACGTGATCAAGCCATCGTCGGCGCGAATGAACTCACGGATGTGGTCTGGATCACCCGGCTCGAACATCTTGAAGTAGGTAAGCGTTTCGGTGCCATTGATGACCTCGGACTGCACGTCGAGCACGTTGCGCCCCAGCACATGTGTCCAGTATGGACGATAGCCGGCCTGTTTGAACTCGGCCATGTTGCGCGGCTTCTCACGCACGTCGCTGTAATCGACGAATATCCAATCGATCGCGCTGTTGATGCCGTTGTAAAACGTACTAGCCAAGAACACGGTCAGATTGTTGCTGCTGCCGTCCACGTTCTCAATAAAGTCGGTCATCATCTGCGGTGGTGCGGTAGGCTGGTCGAGCAGCATGACCAACTGCTCGAACGGCTTGGCGGCGAGCCCTTCCACGATGTCTTTATAGATATTCGTCATCTTCGTTGTTTTAAGACGAAACGCATAGTCGTTCGCATCTTCGTCGACGAACTTAGGCAGATACGTGTCACCTGCTGCACGCATGGTGGTGATGCCACCCGTGATCGCATCAACCTTATCCCAATACGGGACCATGGCGGCACAGTCGCGGGACCGCTTCATCATACCGCTGTCAGTGTCGGTGTGGCCGATAGGATGTGCCGCACGGAACTGTTTGGTGCGGACAGCGGCCTCTACGGACGCGTATGCGGTGTACAGAGTGGTGCTGAGCAGCGCGCTACGAGAAGAGTTCAACCCCATAATATCCATTCCATACGAGCCATGTGCTCTCTCAAGCGTTGAGCCTGAGCGACCTGAACTCTCTTCTTAGCACCTGCGCGATTATTAGCCAATGCCTCTCCCGTCAACGGCCCTCGCGGACCTCTTACGCCGCGCAATTTGTCTTTAGCTGATTCAGGATATGGGTTTGCCGCGTATCGAGCAGCCTGAGAAATGCGCATTTTAGCACGCGTCTCTTCACTCATTTTCTTTCCTCGATGAGACAAACCCATTTGTCTTGCTCTATCGGCCATACCAGTATTGGCAGCATTCATCTTAGCGCGGTGCTCTGTGGTTGGTGCTTTACCGATAACACCGTGGCTCATTATTTTCTGTAATGTTTCAGGTGTGTGTCGATACATCGCGCTAGTGATAGCCAATTTTGCCTTATGTTCGTCGGTTAGTTTTCTACCTTTATGTGCTGCAGAAATCTTTGCTCTGACCTCAGGTGTGTGTTCTGGTCTACCTGCAATACTACTCGCGTTGTACATGCGACCACATATAAGACGGTGATTGTCAATCCACCACTGCTCACGCTCGATCAATTTTTCAACAGTGCACATCTCTATCTGTATGAATTTCAAATCACCATTATACTTAAGCCAAGCTGCTTGTAGCGCCGGGTTGTGATGACGATTGTTTTTTAATTCATAGAAATGACGCTTCTTTCTAGCCAGAAGATCATACGCCGATCCTATGTATCCTCTGCCACTTGGAGACAATATAATGTAAATTCCAGACACAGCTAATTCAGCCACCATATGATCCAATCTCTACACCACCGGTTTCAGGCGCCGGGAAGTAACATTGCACAATCGCATCCGCGCAGTTTGGCGATCTAGTTCCGCTCGGGCGTTTATTTATTACCATCTTCAAACTGCCAGCACTCTGTCCACGTGTGGGTTGTGCAAGTTCTTTGCAAATCTGATGCAGCAACGGCATCGAACTGTCCAAACTGATTAACTCGTCAGCCGGGTACACCTCGCCCTGCGTCCGTGCTCTCCACGTCTTATAGAACCGCGTCCGTATGGACCACCATGCCTGCGCCTTCATGTTCGCAAAGAAATCCCGATTGAGAGAACTATCATCGTCACCCGGCACAACATGACCATACGGCTCAACCACAGCAGCACCAGCATGCCATGGGACCAACTGGAACTCCGAGTACGATGTCTCACCTCGCTCAACCAGCGAATTGTACTCGGTCTTGACCGCAGCACCGATACCGATGCAGTCGTATTGGACGGCAAGCCCGCGTCTGCCGGCCTCTCTCAGCCCACCGAGCATCCGACGCGTCGTGACGCCTGGGTCGCGCTCGCCCCATTCCTCCACGCGTCTCAGGACGACGCCGTTGCGCACCGCCAGTGCGTTCTTGTCACCACCCTCGTCCGCCACGTCGAGCCCGGCCATCCACTCGTCCGATGCGGGCGCATGGACCATAGCTGGCACCACCAGATGCGCGTCCACCGCCGCCTCGATCCACTCGTACGCGATCACCGTGTTGTCCACCGCAGCCGAATAGTTGCGGTCCACCTCTTGCGCGAACACGTGCTGCATACCCTCGCGTTCAGCCTTCGCCTTGCGTTGATTGTACCACTCCTGCGTCTTGTCAGGATGGTCATCCCACTTGAACACAAACACCCGCGTCACACCCGGCGCAATCGACGCACCCGGTCGCCACAATTCACCTGCGTCTCTGCGCCGATGGAACACGTTGCCCAAGCCATTGACAGACGATATGTCGATCTGGACTTTGGTGTTATCGCCCAACGCTGCTTCGATCTTCTCAGGCCGTTCGTAGAACGCAGCTTCATCCTTCATATATCTGGACGTACGACCACCACGTCCGATGTTGTCGCCAGACTCACCGATGATCGATGATCCATTGCCCGTATTCATGATCCGCATGAACGGCATCTTACCAACGTCAGGTTTGAACACATCAGGCAATCGCTGGATGGTGTATCGCATCTTCTCGAATATGCTGTCCATCACACCTTGCTTGTCGACCAGATCCTCTTTCCGAGAGCCCCAACCAGTCACGTCACCCGGTATGAACGTCAATGCCCACACGCTATAAGCACACGCAAGCCACGTCGCACCAACATCACGACATTTCTCAACCAAGCCATTCTCATTCGTTAACCGAAGATCTTCAAGAAACCTGATGAACTCGGCTTGTTTGTCGAACAGTGCGAATGGGACGTGCTTCAACGTCTCTTTGCGTGGGTCGTACGTGTCACACCATTGATTGATGAACTCAACGGGACGTGTGGCGTAGAATGCTCGTGCGGAAACTGCTAATGATGGGTCGGCTCGCAGCCTATTAAGCATTTGCATACGCCAGGCGAAAATCGCGGCATAATTCGGAGGCCAGTGATCGTGATCCAACGGGCGTGGCATCCATGGGACCACACCGGCATCACGTACCACCTCTGCGAATATGTCGCCTTGAGTTGGGAGCATTACCAATCAACCCGCTTTAACCGCACAGACGGTGACGGTATCGTCATGGCATAGTCGACACACACGATCCGTCCGTCCAACAGGCCAAAATTACTCCGTTTCAGATCGGACAGAAACCCCGGCAGCTTGTCTGGCATACGCATACCAGCAGGGACGGGATCACAGCGTGTCTGCAGCAGAATACGACCATCAGGGGACATGTACTCACATGGGGCGAGCCACTTGCTGACCTGTGGCGTGTACTGGTGATCATCCCAAAACTTCTGTTCGATCACATTAGCGAAGTACCGATTGTCCGAGTCCTCTACCTTTACCACCAGATCACGGCGTATAGCGCATTCAAACACGCGACGATGGATACCTTCTCCGATGAGCGATCCGCACAACAGATTGAACGCGTCCTGATATACCTTGCTACCCATCCAACAAAGCCTGATATGCTACAGCTGCATCAGCAGCAGTCGCACCGACCGGTAGCGCCACGCCACCCACATCCCGTTTCCAGTGCGGGTTGTCCTCCATCAGCATGCCTTGGTACACCATGAACATCTTGAGCGCGTCCAGTTTGTTGTAGAACTCGATCTCGATCTCAGGCGCTTTGTCCGGTGCCCCCATGAGCGTGCTGTCCAGCGAGCCACCTTTGAACTTGACCTTCCTCACAGCAGACCACTGAGACCGTGTGGCCCGTGATGCATCGAACATTCCATCGTACATGAAATCGTCAATGTTGCTGAACGCAATCTGACCCAACTCGCGCAATGTGCGCTCAGGCGTGAACTCGGTCTCGGTGGCGATCTGGCGCACACGGGTCTCGATTGCCGCCTGGACCAGCGCACGTTCGAGCATGCCGTGCGATCGGTCCACTATCTCCTGCGGCAAATCGCGCGTCAGGGACATGGTGATCCGCTCGTTCATGCGCGTGGCTGCACGGTCGAGATGTTGGACAACCTGATCGACGAACATTCGTTCGGACGGGCTCAACTGTTCATAGGCAGGCTGTATTCGCATGGGGACGGTATAAGGTCATGTGGGTCAGTCGCGCAAGCCTGCCAATAGTAACGACTATGCCAGACGTTGCCTTGAGTGATGTGGACGAAAGTTGCCACACCAGATCCTCCAGCGATGAACATGATCCTCCTGTACCAGCCGGTGTGTAAGTAAACATCTCCGAGATAGCGAGACAAAAAATTCAGGTGGGTCGTTTGTTACAGGTGTGTAAGGTCTAACCGTTTGATTTTTTGAGAAAATTTCTGAAATGGTAGGCGACTCGGGCGACAGGGGTGGGGGGGGGTGATTCGGAAATGTCAAGCGGAAAAACGACCCAAACGGCTAACTCGTTGAAATCGCTCGGTTTTTTCTGATGACGGGCCGATTTGGTGACGCTCGGGAGGGAACAAACGACTCGACCGGCCCACCAAATCGCAATTGTCAAGCGCAATTCATCGCATTGCATCAACGGCCCAATTGCACCGGATGGCGATAGTGGTCAGCCCAAACGATCAGCCGGCCCAAACACCACATGTCCCCAGTTGCAGCAAACGGCTCATGTGGTCCGCTTGTCTCAATTGATCCGTGTTGCAGTGCATTGGTTCATGTGGGCCGGTTGGTCCCGCTTGTGAAAGGTACTATGATACCTCCAAGCCTTTCAGCTATGTAAGCAATTCAATCACTTGACTGGCTTTGCGCAATTTAACATAATAGACCTTATCAACCCGGATCAATTGGCACATTTGTTGCATGTTACTAATTGAAGCGCTGTTGAGGTACTATGATACCTCTTGTTTGTTTTGATTTTACGTTGGGACGTGAGATGTCTAATTTCAGAGCACCCTGAGATATTATGATTATGTGACTAGACACATACTGTTTCCCTCTCTATATACTTAAACACATATTCATAATTTTCCCTACTCTATAGGAAACAGACAAATGCAACATACTGACACCTGCATAATTATGGCACGAGAGAACCAACTGAACCAAGCGACCCATTGTGTCGTTGAGTACCAAGTGACCGATACCATCCATCCACCTGTCTGCATGCTGATCACCCATTGCCGATTGGCTGACGCGTTCAACATGGCTATCCCACGCCGTAACAGTGAGTGGCTCAGGTCAGTCGATGGCAATCACGGCGTCCTAGTGATCATCCATGCGGTAGGCGAACGGATTGAATGCATGAAGGAGGCGAGCCGCTTGTCTGTACTCCATCAGCCCAGGTGCAACGTCTATGGCTATGACAAGCGTGGACAACGTGGCGTCATCGCCTGCAGCAACGGTCAGACGTATAGGACACAGATGGAAGCTGCAGAGGCGCTAGGCATTGACCAAGGCGCGATATCGCGCGTCCTGAGAGGCGCCGCCCGCAGTACGTCTGGTCTGACGTTTTCGTATGTCACATCTGTTGGTGCCGGCGTAACACAAGCGCCAAATGTGACCGAACCATATGCCGGAACGGTTGGGCTGGATGGCGGCATGATTGACGATGACGACTAACATAGTGCTTGCCACATACTTACATAATGGTAAGGTGAGACATCAACAGCGAATCACTCAGAAGGAATAACCAAATGACACAGCAAGACGCCCGCGCGATCGTAAATGTATATTGCATTCCCATCGGACGCGATTTCCATTCGCTCAACTCGCAGCACGTCCAGAATATCCTGGATGCGGCGAACGCCCGCAAATATCGCGCACCACGTGGCGCAAACGGTTCGCGCTGTCGTTATTTCTATGCCTATCTAATGCGGAGCCTTGGGGTATGACGACTCTATGGGCCAAACGGCACAGCGTTGCCTATGGTTGGCGCTGGACGCACGAACGGCAATGTTCGCCTGACACAGCGCAAGAATGGCTTGCCGTATTTCAACGCGATGAACCAAATATTTCATTCGCCCTAAGCGATCGGAAGCCACGGTGACACTCGCCCAGGACATTTTCACCACAGCCATCGGCATCGACCACACACACAAAACGCGCCAAACGTTACAGCGCCATCGTGCATCGGGCAGCTATGACGCGAATGCAGCGAATAGGCTGCTACGGAACAACGCTAGGCATGCGTGTCGTGTGTATGGTGTGAATGCGGATCGTGTGTTGCTTGACAACGTGGTGCGATTGCTGCAGGTTTGGTGCATGGATAAGGAGTGATTCGGATGACACGCATATACACTGTATCAGCGAACAAAACGGCACAAGGTACGTTTGAAGGATGGGCGCGCACGGTTGAAGGTGACACCTATCCAGCTATCGATTTCGCCGGTGGATTTCGCAATCGCTATCAGGCGTTGAAATGGGCCAAAAAATGCCGTTCGGCACAAATGGCAAACGATTGCACCATCAGCAAGTGACACCCCCGGACCACGCGCCCCACCCGGCGCGTGGCGAGGATGGTTTCATGAGTAAGGAATAACTCACATGTCTAACACATACGAAATCGAATATACCGACACATTCGGCGGCATGGCTAACTATTGCTGGGTGCAACATGCGACCGTTCACATGCCTGAATTGACACATTATGGCTATGATGGCTCAAACGGTTATGCGCGTGCGAACAAGATCGCAAACCGCGAACTAATGAAGCGCGCCAAAGCTGAAATGGGTTTGACTGGCGTTCGCGGTCGCGTTGAGAACTACGGCGACATGATCGAATTTCGTCCTTACGGCTCTTGCACGGTAATGTTTGTGACGTTCAAGGAGTCGGAGGCATGATCTGGACTACAGAGCCCGACCGTCACGCCAAGGTCCGCTATGTCCTACGCGATCCAGCATTCCCCAAAGGATCGCTTAGTCCGCTTTGTGCGGACGATCGCATTGCCGTTTGCAGCTACATGGGCAAACGTGTGTGGGAAGCAAGCGCATGGTTTGGTTATCACCGTGTCAACGCATCGGCTGGCAATGCAGAGCGCGCTATGCGCCTTCTCATGGCATCCATAGGCAGCGCGCTAGACATAGAACGCAAGTGACTCCCCTGGACCGCGCGTCTTAACTGGCGCGCGGCGAAGATGGAACCACAAGGGAATAACTCATGATCACACCCGCATTCAACGCAGGACACACAGCCGGCACAACGGCCATGCAGTCCCATCGCGGCAACACATGGCCAACACAGCCCGCATGTCCCTATAAGCGCGTGCGGACGCGAGAGGCATGGAACCAAGGCTTCAAGCATGCCGTAATGGCTATTCGTGCGGAGCGTGACGCATGAACCGATCCACCATCGAAACCCTGACCTCCCTAGCCCGACGCGCAAGCGATCGGGCTTATGGCTATCGTCTCGCTGGAGACCGCGACAACGCGGCACGGTGGGCCGATGTAGCACGTGGCGCTAGTGAGACTGCTGCAGCATTGGAGCGCGCCCTAGGATAGCCTGCAGTCCCATCGATCGCCCTGAATAACAGAGGCGCGTGTCCCAAGCGGCACGCGCCTTTTTTGTTCAGCATCGCAGAGGAGGAATAACGCCATGACACAGTGACGCGCCGCACGCTCGCACCGGTCCGCCTGGACCACGTGGAGCCGCGCACGCTCGCACCGGTCCGCCTGGACCACGTGGAGCCGCGCACGCTCGCACCGGTCCGCCTGGACCTACGCGAAAATGGCGAAAACGAACCATATAGGCGCGCAAATTGGCACAAAACGGGAACAACGAACCAAAACGGTTCTACACCACTCGGTACGCGAACCAAAACGGCGCAGGAGGGAAGCAATCCCGGCTAGGAGGGAAGCAATCCCGTTCAGGGGAGAAGCAATAGCTTGCAACACCCCGTGCAATCTGACACACATGTAAGTGAAACAGGAGAATCATATGACGATACCAGCAGCGGCCTACTTGCAAATCTGCGCAGACGCAGATGCGGGCAAGATCAAGGGGCAGGTGCAAAAGCCATCCTACTGGATCGAAGTGACCCAAGGGTCCGCATGGTTCGCCGTGCAACTGTGGGACGGCATGGGATACCCTGAACCATGGGAAACCGGGATCGGACGCTACGCCACCAAGGAAGAAGCAATTGTTGAGGCTAAGCAGTGGGCCGAAGCAGTGGGATTGGAGTACCGAGCATGATAACCCCCCACGACACAGCCATCGTCATCCCGTCCGAAACGCCGTGGCGCATGTGGGCCTGCTACGAGCATCAGGTGACGTTCGAGGCGGGCAAGCCGCCAGAGGTGATCATGGTCGGCGTGACCAAGATGTGCGACGTGTACCGCATGGCCGAGTGTCGGCTGAACAGCGAGTGGCAGCGGATTTTTGCCAAGGGTGGGCACGTCATGGTCCGCATCATCGCCACCGGAGACGACAAGGCCGAGATGTTGCGGTGGGCCGGAGCCCACATGCGCAACTTCGACAAGGTGCCTCGCTGCAACCTGCACGGCGTCAGCACGCGCGGCTATGCCCGTCCGATCCGGTGCGAGAACACGGGTGAGGTGTTCGCGTCACAGAAGGAAGCATGTGACGCGTTAGGCATCCACCAGTCCGCAATGTCCCGGCATCTCGGCGGTGGATTGGGCAAGGTGAACGACATGGTGTTCCGGTACGTTTCAACGGTGGTGGAGTGAGTCAGATGGCTGAGCAAGAGCAGAGCACCGTTGCGTTCGTCCAAGAATGGATGATGAGCGGCGACCACGAACCGGACCAGTGGCATCGCGACTTTGCAGCGGCCATTGATGCCCGCACCCCCACCCCCGATGCGGTGAACGCCGACAAAGCGCTGGCATTCGAGAACCTCCGGCTTGCCTACAAGACCGGGTATAGCGAAGGATATATAGATGCAACCGATGACGGGACAGGTAACGGCTACTCCGATCACGATGCCGCCGAAGAAGGCTGGCAGCAATACAAGGAGAGGGGTTTTTCAGCCCTACTGGCTCCCGAAAAGGTCGCTGAAAATAGTAGCGGCGTTTTGGGCGCTGGCTGTGGCGGGATCAGTTGTACGGAGGATAATGGAACTTCTCTGACTGCCGTGGAAGAGCTCCAGCACTGTGGTTTGCCGTGCGGATTCGATTGCAATCACCCTGACGGATGCCTGCTCGCCACCCCCGCACCCGACAAGGTGCTGATGCCTGCGGTGGGGGAGGCACTGGAAGCAAACGAGTGGCTTGAATGGACACGCTTTGAAGGCGGGTTTCCGGGCGCGGCTGAAATCAGGAAGCAGCACGCTATCATTCGCGCCGCACTTGCCACTCCCACGACAATCAAGAATGCCGCGACGAGGGATAGCCTTGTGCACCTGATCGAAACGCGCCTGCTGGGCGTCGCACCTGACGACCAAGACCTTGTGTTGGAAGATCACGATTGGCGCAGGATCATCGCCGCTCTCGCTGCCACCAATGCAGAGCAGGTGAAGGGGAAACTTCCGCGACTGACTAAAAGCATGATGATCGCGGCCTGCAAAGCGCACTACGGTGACGACAATATCGACGGCATTTCAATGACCGTGGACGGCGTGGATCACAGCTTCCGCCAGGCATTCAAGCGCATGTGGTCGGGCATCCGCGCCGCCCTCAAAGCCAATGGAGATGCATCATGACTATCTGTGTAATGCTTGACCTAGAAACATGGGGCAAACGACCCGGCTGTGACATCCGCAGCATCGGTGCGTGTGTGTTCCAGCCAGTAGCACCGCACTTCGTCCACAGCGATGGACCGGGTACGTTCTACATGGCGTGCGATAATCCTGTGATCGGTATGATGATGCTTCCGACTGACACACGCCCTGATGGTCTGATGCGCAAATACCCGCTCACCCGCGACCCCGACACAGTGCAATGGTGGTCCGAACAGTCCTACGACGCACAGGCTGCGTTTGCGGACCCGGTGGACCTACGTGATGCTTTGGAACGGTTCAGGAGTTGGATAGCCTGCATCGGTGATCCACGCACACTACGACTCTACGCACACGGCCCACAGTTCGACTGCAGCATTCTTGAAGCGGCGTATCACGCGGTTGGGCTACCCGTCCCATGGCACTACCGAGCACCACGCGACACCCGCACCGTGTTCGATCTGTGTGGCGTGGGCGATCATTCACAATGGATGGCTCAATATCCGGTGGGGACGGCCCACCACGCGCTTGACGATGCGATCAGTCAAGCGCGGGCGGTGTGTGGTGCTATGGCTCAACTGTAACTCACGGTCAACTTGGACAGGAATGAGCCGACGCCGCCACCCGATGCCGGCTCAACACCTGTCGCAAGACCGTTGAGGAACCAAGCCGTGTTCAGCTTGCCACGTGCGAGCAGATGGTTGAACGCACCTTTAAAGTCTGCGCTGTAGGTGTACACCGCTGCACCGTTCTGCGGATAGAACGTGTAATACAGCCATGTGTTCTGAACATGCTCACGCACAGTCCAAGCCCTGCCGAATTGATCGGTGAACACGCCCATGTCCGCCCCGCTATTGTGATAGGTAAGCGTTGGGCCATGACCGTAAGCAATGAACCCGACTTCCGCCTTGATATGTGACCCAAACAGATCGGCCGCATCGGTCAGGAAACACTCGGTCAGATAGTCGAAGTTGCCGCTTCCAGTGTAGGACCATTCGATTGCTGCAACACAAGTATTGATCTGAGCAAGCGTTTTAGCCGCAGATGGATAATACTGGTCGTTCGGGTTGTAGGTGGCGTTGTAGTTCTTCCAGTACTCGTGGACGTACCCCCACACGCCGGGAGGATTTTTCGCAGTCGGGTAAGACCATTGGCCTTTCATTGAACGGTTGGCATTGAATTCCGACACATTCAACAACGCAGAGATAGAAAACTCGGCGCTTGTGAGTGAGTCAGATCCCCAAGCACTCGGGAACACGCCGTAACTGCCGTATGGCGAACCAAGGTAGTTGACTTCCTTGGCAACCGTCGTGTCGTATTCAGGCACATCATCAGCGGTTGTAAAGCCTGGACCTGACAATATTGTGCTGTCGTTGCCCGCTGCGTCCCGATGCAACCAATGCGCGTAATATTGCGTGGACGCACTGAGTTGAGTAAGGTTGCGCGTTTTCGCACCTGTCGACGATATGGCAAGCGAGCCGCTAGTTACAGATCCCGATCCAGACTTTAGATTTGCTGCACTTGGCGGCGAACTCGATGTCGAAACAAAGAAGTAAAGCGTACCTCCCGCTTCGTTTGTCGTAACACCGATCGTCGCAGTTGTGGGTCCGGTCTGCGAGGCAGACGATGCAGACAACACAGGTGGCGTGGTGTCCGCTGGAGTGCTTACGGTCATCGTTACGGACAGATTTGCGGTGGTCCCGAGGTTGTCCGTGACTTTCAGGGTGTAAGAGTAGCTGCCTGCTGTAGTGTAGGTGCCGGCAACAGTCAGACCAGAGATCGATCGACCGGGTGGGAGCGCACCAGCGAACAAGGTCAACGCATAGGGTGCCGTGCCACCCGATATGGTCGGAGTGAACACGGCACTGCTGCCGACGACAGATGACCCAGGCGAACCGGTAACGGCTAGTGCTGGCGTCGGCGTAACAATCGGGGCGCCCCCCGTTAAAAACCCGGTATGGGCGCCGCAACGAGCAACGGATTGTCGTAGCGGGCTTTGGTAGCCGCTGAGATGGCGTCGTTCGCAAGACCCTTGTTTGGTCCCGGCGTTGCGAAGTGAACGACACCGCCACGATCACCGGTCGGATCTTCCGTCCAAGTTCCGGCCACGTTGGCGATGATGTTGCCGGCATATTGGGTGCCCGTCCCCGTTGCCGAGCGCAGGTAATAGTCTCCAGCAGATCCGCCGGTTGGCAACGCAGAAGCGTTCGACCAGTAGCCAAGGAAGTTGGTCGCTGCCGCGATCACGGCGTTCGTGCGGTAGCAGGACAGAGGAATCCAGCCATAGGTCGCGGCAGTCTGTGCCTCCGTCATGCCCGGAGCCTGCTTGTCAGGGCCGGAGAATGCAGCAGGGTTGGCTGCGACCATATCGATCACGACCTGTCGCGAGTTGATGTATCGGCCTTGGGTCATCTTGGCGATTGCGAGCACGGTCATCACCATGCCGTTCGTCAAGTCGGTGCCGGTTTTCATCGGCTCCTGCCACTTTCCGACAAGGCGATTCAGGCCGCTGTCATAGGTGAACTCGCGACGACCCGCTGGCGCAATCGGGATGACGATGCTGTCCGGAGACGCGGCACGACGGACGCGGAGAATTGCGTCACTCGTTTGCTGCCAGTCGTTTTCGGTGTTGTGACCGAACCAAGGAAACAACGTGCGCCCTGCCCACCGGCTGCTATCCTTGAGAACCTGTCCCTCAAATATGCTGGCCATGCTCTCGGAGCCGTCGCTATCGTAGCCCTGCACGTCGATGATTTCGCCGGTGAAAGCGGTCATCATCGACGAGTAGATGTTGTGCGCCATGCTATCGCCGAAGAAGTAGGCGCCAGCAGGAGCGACGTTGATGGTCTGCTGACCCGGTGCCCACAGCTTGACAGGATACGTCGAAGTACCCTTATCAGCACGGCGGACTTCCCAATCGGACAGATCGCCCACGATATCGATCAGGAACGGCTTGCTCGCGACGGTCGTGGTGATCGTGTTCGTCGGAACGCCGTAGTAGCCAGAGCCATCGTGCAACAGCCAATCGTTCAGGGCCAGGACGATGCCGCTGAAAGTGCCAGCGACCGATACCTGCCACGCATCACCCTTGGTCGGATTGACTGGTGCGGCGCCCGTACCCGCGACAAAGCCGGTCGACGCGTCGAATTCGCCCTGCAGGAACATCTCGCCAAGGTCGGGACGACCACGGCGAAACTCGCGATAATATTGTCCACCAGACCCAATGATACGATCGCCGATCGAGTAGGTCACACCGTCGAAAACGCCTGCTGCCGAGACGTTCCAGAAGTCCTTTTCGGCCATGGTAGATGAGTTGCCGGGAGGTGCCTTCTGAACGACCCACGCGTTGTTCCAAAGAACGGCAAGATCGCCAGGATAGAGCGTTCCGACGCCGCTTCCGGACGTGATGGTGCCACCGCCGATCGGCATGGCGACAAGGTAGTCACCGTTGTTCAGACCGGTTTTGGACGGCAGGCCGGACGTGTCGTACTTGCGATAACCATAGTCCGTAGTGTTGGACAGCACGCCGATCTTGTTGAGGCTCTGCACGCCGTTCGCGGCTGCATCGGGCGTCCAGTCACCCTTGGGGCGCAAGCCGGGCATATTGACGCGCATGCGGCGCCGGAACTGGTACGGTACGTTTACACCGCCTGCGATCTGGTTGCGGATATACTGAGCGCCCTCAAGGTGAGGGAGTCGCATCCATGCAAAACCCGATGGGTGGGTCGTGACGCCGACACCGATCTCGTTGCTCTGCAACCCATCAGGCTTCACCTGCTTTACGCCAGTCCGCCCTTTGACAAGCGGATTCAGTGTTTCGAGCGCATCGGCACCAGAGGTGGTCGCGTTCAGCTTGGGAAGATTGCTCATGCGGCTACTCCGAAAAATGGGGTCTCAAAGAAAGTAGCGCGCTGGAACATCAGAGCGC